CTAACTTGCATTCAGCACACCCCCCATATCATCGGCAGTGAGGTGCGTATAGATCATCGTGGTGCTGAGATCCTCATGACCCAACAGGGCCTGGACCTTACCAACAGGGACCCCCTTCTCCAAGAGGTTGGTAGCAAGGGTATGACGTAAGGCATGGGGCACAAAGTTCTTGTCCTCGATCCCTAAGAGGCTCCGAGCTTGTCGCCACACCTTGTCAGCGTAGTCCTTGGTGAATGGGAAGGCTCGACCATCGGGTCCAGGCGTGATGCTGCTTAGGATCTCATACACAACGTCAGCCATTGGAATGGTTCGGATGGACTTCCCCTTGGCTATGTCGGCGGTGATCGTTATGGCCCGACGGTCCATCTTAATGTGACGGCCAAAGGCGATCGAGGTGGCCTCCCCTATTCTCATACCTGTCTTACGAAGGACCAGAAAAAGGTCTCCCACCCGTTGCCGCATCTCGGTGGCCCGTTGGTTAATGATTGGCTTTCGTGTCACCTTGTCGAGGAGGACAGCACGTTTACCATTGGTCCGACCATAGCGATAGACAGGCCTGTGGCAGTACTTGATGATGTCCCCTAACTCAGGATCGGTTATCACTCGGTCTCTTCGATAAGGCTTCTCGCTGACCATCCCCCACTCAGGGAGCCGATCAATGTAGCCTTGCTTCTGGAGATCAATCATTACCGTCTTGAGGGCTGCAATGTAACGATTCACTGTGGTGGGTGCCCGGAACTTAGGCTCATCATGGGACCCAATGTCCTCAGTGGCAAGGGAGCGGCGTAGGCGTTTCACAATCATGCTATTAATGCTGTGACAGTAGGGATTGTGAAGATGGTTGATGATGATCTCCAGCTTGACCTTGGAGTCATCCCCATGCAGCGTCCCCTTCCAGTTAACGTTATAATAGACCTCAACGGCCTCACTTAGGCGTGTGTAGTTCCCGGTGGATAATCGCTCCATGGTAACCCCGGCGTCTGCATCCAGTTCCAGCCGGACCTGCTCCATGACCACCTTGGCTCTCTTGATGTCCCTCGAACCAGTGGTACGGGCAACCCGCTTACCTCGATGTCGGAACTGCATCTTTATGTCGCCTGTGGCCTCACCATCACCGTTGTACCACTGAACCAAGCCCGTCGCTACTTTGACGTATTGTCCCATGATCCCAGCACCTCCTCGATAGCCTGTTTACCTTCAAGTGTTAGATATGAGGCCAGCCGTTTCCGGTTCTCAGGATCAGGTGACTGAATGACGTACCCCAGGCCCACCATCTTCCCCGTGCTATGGTTACGGTATCGTCCGAGCTTGGCAAGATGGCGGGAGATACTACCAGTCATAAGACCGGTCTGCTCCATGAGTTCAGGCTGGGTGATCCCAGGGTTCAGGGCCACCCGGAACAGGATATCAAGCTGCTGAATGTTGATGTCGTGCTGTATGTTCGTGCGAATGTGTCCCGTCAGTCCTACAAGCTTCTTCAAGTTCATACGTGATCTCCCTTATAAATCGTTGTTCATCTACGACACTCAGGAACGCCAGACGATGCCACCACTCTGCAATCAGTGATTGTACTGGTTTGCTCAACCGATCCCAAGTAATGAATTGACTTGTTGTTGTGCTTTCGATCAGTAGATAACATCCATCTTCGATAACCACAAGGGTATTCTCACTCTTGATTGTGACTTCCATGTGTCTTACTGCTCCTTAATACTTCTATATATTACCAATCACTATTTCCTGTGCCCCTGTAATTACGCCCACCATCATGGGTCGTCAAGTCCCACATATGCGAATAATGGGAATAGTTTGTCTCACTTTTAGTCAAGCATACAGTGCTCGAACCAAGTCTCCTGGTACTTAAACAGCCCCTTGTGCTTCAAGTGGTGAACCCACCCCAGTGATGCACGGACGACATTCTTATGACGATGGCAATGTTCCAGACATAGGGGCACACCCCCCTGCACCAGTGCTTGGATCATCTGGAACCTCTCAGGTGTTTCGCACCAGTAGTCAATAATGTTGTGGTGAATTATGGAGTCCTGCCAGAGGGGATTGACGTAGGGTTCAGAGTATATGATATGACCATCCTGCTCATACACAATGACGATGCAGCCATTCAATTCGGACCCTATAAGTGGGTCATTCCACGGGCCAGGGTTCTCGTTGTAGTCACGGTCAACACGTAGCAGCTCCAATAGTCGGACATGCGCCTCTCCCTGAGGGACTGATGAACCATTGAGCCATCTGTAGACAGTGGAACGTGCCACACCACAGTGACGTTGTAGGTCTTCCACGGAGAGCTTTTTCAAGGCCATGGCCCTTCGGATTTTCTTATGAATACTGCACATAGGGGGTTATCTTCCTGTTCCTTGATGGGTAATAACCCCCGCTATACACTATAAGTCTATGTGCTTCAATCCCTTGGGGTTTGCTGGTGGCGTTCAAAAGCTTCATGGAGATAGGCCCCCAGGATAGGTAACCCAAAGATAAGCCCCAGGCCGATCAGTAGCTTCATAAAATGTCCTCTCGTTTAGCGATCCAATTTGTGTACCGAATCCACTCAGAGTTCCCTGGCTTCCGGTACTTAATCCAGGCGTGACCTACCTTCTTACCATGCAGCCTACCTGTTCCGATGACGATCTCAGCTTCGTATCCGTCCTCCTTGAGATGCTGGCGAATCTGAACTGCACGATCCACACAATTGCCGGAAAATAATGGTATTAGAGTGCTGTGGGTACATCCCGTCAGTAGTATGACCAACACCATTCCAATTAACAGTCGTTTCAATAAACCTCCTATGGTTAAACATCCACAGGAAGGCCCCAGGGTTGGGACCCTCCGATTGAGGTTTAACCCCGGCGTACATCCAGGATCGTATAGGAACCCACAGTGACTGGTTCCGGGTAGTTCAGTAAACGTTCCAATGGTTTGTAGCCCTCCTGATGTAGCTGCCAATTGATCCAGTTCCATCGGGCTGTCCCTGTATGGGCGGTCATCACCTGTCCCTGGCAGCAGAATGTTAGTTTCATACGTTCCTCCTAAAGCTCCTCAAGAGCCATGCCAGAGTGGGCTCCGCAGTTTGTGCAATAATCAACTTCACCCTGGCAAAGGGCGCACTCGGAGTCCACCACCCGGAAGTTCCGTTCGCCATCTTCGTTCCATGCCTTGACACCAAAGCTTCCGTGCTCAAAGAATACATCCACGATGTAGTCCTCCAGATATGTCCCATGGATATGCACCTCAGCTATGGCCTTCACGAGTCGATAGTTGTTAACGTTCTCTGATTTCAGCATTGTGTTCCCTCTTAATAGCCCAGCCAATTGCGGATATTGGAGCATGTCCACCCGGTGGTGTCAGCCCACTTGCTTGGTCCTGTGCTGAAGACCTCCTCTGCAATCAGGGAGTTATCGGGTAGTACCTTGTAGTTCATGCTGTGGTCGTTCAGGATGTGACGCTTTTCGGCCACAGTCAGTTCAAAGTCCGCATAATTGTCCTCAGGCCATGTGCCAACACACATTACAATTCGTTCGTTCATGTGTTCCTCCTATGCGGCCAGACGTGCGGTCATATCCTTGCGTAACTCTTCAGCCTCCTCCATGGACTCCTCCATGAGTCGGAGTGCTTCCGTGGTCAGCCATGTGTTGTCAGTAAGGTTCATCTCGTAGCCCCAGCAAGACGTTAGGTGGTCATCCAGGGTGATACCGTCATAGCTGGCACCAATTACAATCCCCACATAACACCACTCATTGTCCTTCCATGCCTGGGTGTCCTCGTCGTCGTAGCAGTCAAATTCGTCAGGGGTGGTGTCGTGGTCAAACTCCAGACGGGCCACCAGACGATACTTGTCGGACTCACGTTCGACGGTGTCCCCGATACAAGCGTAGCTGTCGAAAGTGTTCCCTTCAGTGGTAATGCTCATGTGTTGTTCCTCCATGTGGCCCGAAGGCCGTTGTTGTTAATAGTCTAATGAGACCCCCAAGCCTCACTTAGGAGTCCGATAGATCATTAACAGTCTGTTCTGTCGAGTGGTGGATCACCAGTTATTGCTAAAGACCGCAATGTGCCTGTTGCTCAATTCCTCACTGTGGACATCGTTGATAAACATGTCCCGTGCAACCCCTTCCCAGTTAATGTGATACTGAATGTAGCTTGGGACGTCCTTCAATGCCTCCATTTCGTCACACCATGCTTGTGCGTACTCCTCCTCACTACCGTAGGTCCCTTGGTAGGCGTCCTCGAAGTGTTCGACAGCTGTGTCCAGGCTTCCGGCCCACTGGTAAAAGGCACCAAAGGGTTCCCCGATCTCCTCCAACTTCTCAGCCAGGGTACAGACGGTTTCAAGGTCTTCGTACTCTCCCAGGCCCAACCCTGACAGTTCACCATCGTAATCGTGGATGGCCCACTCTTCGGCGTTCGGTATGGGGCTTGCCTTGAGCATTTCCCGGATGGATTCCATGACAGTGTCGTACCCCATGGTTGCGTCAATCCATTCTCCATGAAGATGACCATTATTATATGCTGCAAGGCAAGCTACGTAGATTTGGTTTTCACTCATAGTATGTTCCTCCGTTGGTGGTTATGTTTTGTTTAACAGTCTAATGAGACCCCCGAAGTATTCAGGAGTCCGATAGAGTGTTAATTCAGGACCTTTCCACAGTGATCACAAATGATCGGTGCTGCATCCCAGTCGTCGTCAGGTTCTGGCATTGGGTCATAGTCAGTGCAACTGTCCAGACCATTTACCCTCCACCCGTCGTCAACTTCATGAGCCATTGACCGCATGATATTGGTGCGTTCTTCCTTAGCACACTTAACACATAGTGTTCCCCCGTCAGTGGTGGTAAAGAACAGGTTGTACCCACCATCCCACATGGAGTATATGTTTTTGAGTTTATTAAGAAAGACTCGTGGCTCACTAAATGTGCTAATCATGGTTCGTTCCTCCATAGGGTTAATAGTCTAATGAGACCCCCGACCATTGTCAGGAGTCCGATAGGTCATTAACACTCGTAATACAGGGTGGTGCTGTCCGGGTACGCTTTGAAGAACACGTAACCCTCTATTTGATAAGAGAGTGTGCCGTCCTCTTCAGTTACAGTTGCCCCTAAGTCCAGCAATACAGCCACCCCCTTCACACAAGGTAGGCGTGTTATGTATTGTGCCGTGGTGTCGTTCATAGTTCCCCTTGGTTTGTACTGTCGTTCGGTGGATTAGCAAGTAAGCCGCTGGAAGTCCGTCAACATATCATCTACCAGAGCGCACACACTGTCGGTGCGTTTCGAGTAGCTGAGGTGGGCTGACTTCGGTTCGTCTTCACCATTCGTCTGATACCAAACCTGAATGCAACCCAAACCACTATCACTCACTGATACGCGCCCTAAGGCCCGTGCTCCGTTGGTGATCCAATAGTCGGTACCGAAGTCCTCACCGGGAACCTTTGATGTCTCCGGGAAGTTCTCCATTATGGCTGCACATATAAACTGTTTGTTATCCATAGGTTGTTCCTCCATGTTGGCCCGAAGGCCAGTACTTAGTTAATAGTCGGAGAAGACCACCACGGCTACCGTTTACCACCCTTTCGGAGTGTTCCTAATCGTGGTGGGGTGGCTGTAGTGATCCTATTCGACCATAAACATGAAAGGAGCGGGACCACAGGTTGACCATTTGGCCGTCCTGTGGTCCCGCTATTTGTTTGGAAGAAACAGAGTGTTACCTTTTGTGCCGTTCGTCGTCGTGACAACCACCCGCTGTGGTCGTCGGTGCTTACTTGGCACTCACTTCAATTTGTCAAAGATCTAAGGGGTTGGGCTCAGTGCCCGTTCCCGATGGAGCGTTGTTGCTGCCCCGTTGATGGATTGAAGCTACACGGACCACCCCCACCAGTCAACAGAAAAGATTACAAAAGATTGACCACCACCAGCCAACAGAGGACAAACCCCCATAATAACAGCACAACCAGCTCACAAGAAAAATCACAGATAGTGACCACAAGAGGCCGTCAGGAGTGATAGAGGAACGTGTAGTGACGCAAGGTCCCGCGACCGTAGAGACCACCACCAGTGCCAACCAACCGAACAGATACCCCGACGTTAACAACCAAGAGGACAGGAGACACCACCCCAGCACCGACCATTGGTGGCACCCCAGCACCGACCATTGGTGGCACCCCAGCACCGACCATTGGTGGCACCGACGGATAGACCACCCAGCGACCGATGTTGACACCACAAGGTTGTCAGCTGGTGTAGTGACGTTTGGTGGTGTCCCTACGGCTCAAAGTTGGCCTATGGATAGACAGTATCTGATTACTTTTGGAAAACGCACGATCCTATTAGCGCGAACACCAAGGCCACGGGGGGTGAGGGTCAGGTCAGCCTCCTAATGATACCCCTTCAGATTTTCGCAATGAAAACATTGGGAGACCATTCCAGGATAGAGGGACCATCCGGGCCGTATGAAGACGATCGTGAGGTGATGGGACTACTGGTATGCGTGAGGATGGGAAGGTCGTGAGGACGATAATAGGAGATTCTACGACGGGTGGGGTCAGATGGGAGGACCAGGGGTGCAGGTCAACGGAGTTGTATCTGCACGATTCTACGAAACTGGTACAGGTGGGGAGACAGGTGGGAGGGGGCTACCTTATATATAGGGACTATGAGGGGACCTAAGGTACCTACCCCAGGTACCACCCTATGTATATAAGGATGGAGGACCCAAGGTAGGACCTAAAGTACCTACCTAATGTAGGGACACTCAGCTCACTCTCCCCTACTATGGAGGGAACCTATATGTGGCCGAATGTCCTACACTTTTCAGAACCCCGTAAACGTCCCAGAATAACCCCAGCGTGCCTTCACAGGTCCACTATTAAATAGACCAGATTGGTTCCGCTGATGGTTCTCCAGCTCTGCGGCAAGGGCTGCTGCTTGATGGGACTTGATGGCAGTATCCTCGTCCCGGCTCATTGCGTCCACCCAGTAGGTGCAAGCCATAGCCAGGGCATCAATAAGGTCATCATGTTTGAGGGCACCACGCGCCCTACACAAACGGGTCATCTGGTAGAACAGACTGTAGTGCAGACGGTTCTCCACATGGACGTTCAACCGAATATCACGACGGATGATTTCCTCGTCCATAACCAGACGGTGCTGGTTCATCAGAGGCTCCAGAACGTCGATAATTCGCTTCTCCTTCTGAACACTATGGGATACTTCATCAATGGCACAGACCCCGTGAATACGCCTCATATGGGGCTGCAACAGGCGGGTAAACATGCCATCACCAAAGTTGCTTTCCACGATCACAGCCTTGACGGAGAAACGCTTGGTGATTCGGCACAGGGCCTCCAGGGTCTCATCCTCGTAGCCACCAGCGAATCCCCCAATATCCAGGACCCACAGGTTACCGTGGAGCTGGGCAACGACGGCATAGGTAGTCTCATCAGAACCACGACCAGAAGGGTCAACAGCCATGACGATTCCCTCATAGGGAGCCAGCGTAGTGTCGGCAAACAGAGGGCGGCACCACTTGTCACCACTGAAGCCCACGTTCGGGATGTCCCTTGTGATCTGCTGGGGTCCACTACCATACTGGATACCAATGGGTGCAACCGCACTGTTGATGTTCGTTACGATCAGGTCACCAGTCTTCAATGGATACTTCTCTGCATCACTCAATGATGTGTCAAGCATGAACTGAAGCGCAAAGCCTGAACGACCATAGGATGCCTCGCGTTCCAGCAGTTCCAATTGATCGAATCGTCGGGGGTCCACAGGCTCACCAGCCAACCCCATATTGGCACTCAGGAGCTTCTGAATAGTAGGAGCAAGGTGACCTCGATAAGCGGCTATTTTCGCCTCTCCTGGATACCGTGCAGGCCAGATACGGACGTCGTATCCCTTGGCGTTCATGAGGTTGTAGATTGACTCTTCAGTCTGTGGGGTCCCCAGGAATGTAATTCGGGGCTTACCTTCAGGAATGATGATTGCTTCAAACTCACTGACCGACTTGAGGAGCTTCTCCCGGAGGGCCTGGGTGGCACTGTTCTTCGGGACCTCAACGTCATCAGCAATGATATGGTGAGCACGCCCACCCGTAATCTGGGACTCAATACCAGCCGACCGGACACTTGCCGCTTGGTGGGCACTTGCCGGGCCTACATCAAACTCGACCATGGACTCTCGTTGTTCAGTCCTGGGGATCAGGTGCTTGAGGATAGGCATCTCTCTGATCAGTCGCAGTGTGAAGATACTGAAGGCGTCGGCCCTCTGTTTACTCGCACTGACGACAAGAAACTTTCGCTGAGGATCGCGCAACAGGCACCACAGAACGAAAGCCGCTGTAATCCACGACTTACCACACCCACGGAATGCCTCAATGACTTGTCGCTTAGGACCACCCTGTAGATAAAGGGCGATCTCGTACTGGAGGGGTGTCGGATCGGGGAGGTCCAGGTGCTTCCACACCATGTAGAGGAAGTTACGGAAGTCATCCAGGATGGGGTCCCCGGTGATGATACTTCCGTCAATCGGATTGGAATAGCCCTTTTTCAGGCCCCCAATTGAGACTTTACTTATCAGACTTCCCTTCGTAAGCAATAGTAATCGCCAAGATCCAGAACAGAATGACTTGGACTAAGTGTCCACCAGCAATTCGTCCACGTCTTGCGTAGAACATCAGGGGTTTACCATTCTTGGTCCAGCAGGTCGAGCCGGTGACACCAATGATCAACCCCTCACGTTCATAGTCAAATAGTACTTTCATGATCTCCTTTCTGGTCCACCCAGGGTCGGCCCTGGGTGGGCAATTAGTTAGTGGAGGGTGTCATCCTCAGCACCAGACGTTAGGTCCTCCATAGTAAATGGGACGTCCGGGGTGGTCCCTGTCAGGGGGTTATTTGGAGCCGTAGTGTCTACGTCCACGTTGTGACGCTGGGCGATCTGCTCAATAAGCTTACGGTCCTGGGGACTTGCAGTTCCCTCCCGAATGCGGGTCTTCAGGTCCCGCAGCATGTCCACATACAGGTCCGCAATGAACTCCTCCTTGTCAAAGTCCTTACTCATGTTTCCTCTCCTTGAATCGGTCATAAAGTCGTACAATCAGCCATGCTGCGTTAAGCACAAAGAGTGTTACCGACATCAGTATGTTCATATTCTGGTAGAGTGCCAGGAGGCCCACTGAGGCCCACCGACACACATCATCAAAACTAAACAAGTGTAGCAATCTCCTTCTCCCGGAGTTCATCCAAGATGGTCAGGCTCACACAGGCCCTCACCCGACGTTCCAGGTTCTGCTGTTCACCCAAGAGACGGGCACTGATGCCCTTCCATGCGTTAACCTTCACCAGGATCTTTGCCACCAGTTCTGCCTTGGCGAGGCCATCAGTACGGGTCTCGTTCAGCGCGTTGATAAACGGGGTGGGAGTGTCATTGTCTGCCAGCCAAGTGGTGGCTTCCTCATGCTGAATTCTCCAGGTAGCCATCTCGTACTTAGTGGTATACTCACCGGCTGCACGGATGTTCAGGGCCTCATACAGGTTCCGCAGTTCCAGGACCGCTTCATTGATAGACTTGTTCAGGTCACGGGAGTCGTACCAGCAGCCTTTCACAAAGTTCCATTTGTCGGTAGCACGGACCGGGTTGGGGAAGATGTCGGACTCAGTGTACACCAGGGCCAGGTCCCCCATAAGACTCTCAGGACGGCCCGCATAGGTACCATCCCCGAAGACCACCAGGGTCACCCGACGCCACCCCCCGTCCCGCCACACATAGCCAGTGTCAGGGGCCGGACTGTCCACGATCTGCCAATCAGCCTGACGCTGACTCAGGGTAAAGAGTCCCACGTAAACCCCCAGGTCATCAACCATCGGGACCAGTACCTCCGGGAACGAGAAGGTCCCCACGAAGTTCGTGCAGAGACTCACCTCGTCCTCGGTAAGGGTGATCTGCTCACCCCCCAGGATCTTGAAGCTGTTCGTTTCATCCAATACAAGGCTGTCGAAAGGGAAGCCAGTGGTAGGACGTTCGGTCACATCCACAAGCTGTTCCTCATTCGCAACCTGACCAATCTTAAATTCTTCTGACCAAGTTACTCGCAAAGTTTTCTCCTTAGCAATGTCTGTTAAATAGGTTCTCGGCACAGTGAATAATAGAGATCCATAGGCCAGCTTCCTGCTGTATATTTGTGCGTCCCTATAGTGTATAAATACCCACCTTTGGAATATGACACCCTCTCAACGCCAGCAAAGTCCGCTATCAACACGTTGTTCCATTTTATGGCTGACCTCTCCTCAGGCCAGTACAGGTCCCAGTAGTATTTTCCGTATTCATATTTACATGTCTTACACGATTGAGTATTACACGATCTGGTGGTACCGGGTTTACTGCCGGAGCAATGGGAGTCAGCAACGGTCGCACCATCGGATCGCTTACACACCACACTCCGGGTTTGGGTCCCACCACCACAACTGGCTGAACAGGACCCGTAGCTCCCAATGCTCCACGAATAGGTGTACGCTTCATAGGCTTTCCTCCAGGTACTGCCGACCTTGACGTAGGCTTGCTTGACGCTCTTCCACGAACTACCAACCTTAGCGTTCACGCCATTAATGGTTCTCCAGGAGGTGCCGACCTTGATGCTACTCATTAGGAGTACTTGAACCAAACGTCACCATTGGCTCCTCCACTGGGTGCAGCCGTACTGATGACCACGTTACGGTTTGCCATGGACTTAACCATAGCTTTGTCGGCCTTCTGATTGACCAGGGGACGGATCTGAGCGTCGATGGCCTCCTTAGTCCTCAGGGGACTCATACCATGGGTACCATCAGCACCAGCACCAGCCTGGGCCTTGGTAGCGAAGACAACCACACCAGGAGCACCCTGATCACCTTTAAGACCTTGACCACCAGTGGCACCCTTGGGACCTTGGATGCCCTGGACGCCCTGATCACCCTTGGGACCCTGATCACCCTTGGGACCCTGATCACCCTGATCCCCAGTGTCACCCTTCAGGCCAATATGACCTTGGACGCCCTGGAGACCACGCTCCCCAGTGTCACCTTTAATGCCCTGGATGCCCTGGAGACCTTCATTCCCTTTAGGTCCCTGGATGCCTTTAGGTCCCTGGATGCCTTGACTGCCAGTGTCACCCTTCAGGCCAATATCACCTGTGTCTCCCTTCAGGCCTTGACCGCCCATCGGACCCTGAACGCCTTGAGGACCTTCCGCACCATTCAAGCCATTCTTACCAGCCGAACCCTGAACACCCTGAGGTCCCTGAGGTCCCCCAATGCCAGAACCCGCTGGACCCATAGGGCCCTGTACTCCAGTGCCCCCCTGGATGCCTTGATCCCCCTTCGATCCTTGGGTACCTTGGGTACCTTGGGGTCCTTGCGCCCCGTTAGGGCCAGTGGGTCCTTCTGTACCAGGATCTCCTTTAGGTCCTCCAGGGCCATGAGGTCCACGATCCCCGGTGAGTCCGGTGAGTCCGGTGTCTCCTTTAGGTCCCTGAGCACCCTGAGCACCCTGAGGTCCACGTGCTCCAGTATCACCCTGAGGTCCCTGAGGTCCCTGAGGTCCAGAATCACCAAGATCACCCTTAGAACCCTGTACACCACGGGAACCCTGGGGTCCGGTACCCCCTGGCATTCCATTCACACCATTCACACCCGCAGAGCCTTGCTCTCCAGTGGTACCCTTGTCCCCCTTGGGTCCACGCAATCCGGCATCCACAAGGTCCTGGGCTTGCTTGATATCAGTCTCGGAAGCAGTCTTCAGGTCCCGCCATTCGCTCATGTAGGTGTGCTCAAAGAAGCGAAGGGACATAGCGTCGTTACCTTCTTCAGGGGTCCCCAGCCCCTTGATACGCTGTCCTTTGGCATTGTAGTGACCATCATTGTCCTTCGTCAGGTTCTCATCCATGCCATCCACTGCTTCCTGTACGACGTGCATGAGTTGATCCGAGTCAAGGTCCATGATGCCTTCGGTAAGGAGGTTGGCGTTCTGGAAGTTGATGGATCGTTTGAGGGGAGTGACACGCTTGACACGAACGAGGGTGCCAATAGCTGGGGCAGGGACTACGCTGACGGTGGTGTTTGTATTCCAGGTGAAGGCAGTCTCAGTGCCATCCACCAGTACCTTGATGTATTCCTTCTTGAGATAGTTCGGGGTGTTAAACAACGTGGTCGTACCATCACCCAGTACGTCCTTATAGCTGTATGCCAATTAGTGTTGAAGCTCCTTCAGTTGTTCGATTTGTTTATCCAATTTGTCATAGGCAACAAGGCCACTATGTCCCATTGCCGTGATCTGCTTATAGATGTCCTCAAGCTGTTCTGTCTTGAAGCTCGCCAGTTCCTTTCCGTGGAGACCATACTCCCCGTCCTTGGCATTATGGATGCTGAAGGCCAGTCCTCGGAGGTTAGAGATACCCTCGTAGATACCATCCATCGTTACCCATCGTTGGTCGTTCATAACCAGATTGTAGTTTTCAAAGTCCATTGCCTTCAGGAGGTTGTTCGCAGTGGACCTGGAACTCCTGGCCTCCTTGTGTCGTGTCATGAATGCATCCACACTACGACTGTTTGACTTTGGGCTACGGATCATAAAGGAACGCATCACGGGTAGGTCCTCCATTCTCCACTCAGCAGGTACCTCAGCCGTAGGTCGGAGAAACTTATCGAGGCCCATTGTGGCGTATCGACCCATCCCCGCAGTCCAACCCTGTACCCAGTTGTCGATCACAATGGGGCTGACAGTCCCCTCCCCATGATCACCAGGAGTCATGCTTGCAATCCAGCTACTGATCTTACGTGCCGTTGCTGACGTGTAGGTGTTACGCTGGAACTCAGGCAGGTCATTCTCCATGTAGTGAGGGATCAGGCTGTTGTTACGAAAGAAACTATGGTTGGTGAGGGCCTCAACGAAGGGTTCAGCTATGGTGGGGGACGTATTTACTTTGAGTCTCTCCAACAGGCTGTTGCGAAGACCATCCCAAGCGTGCCTGTCCTCTCGATGCATAGCATCTATTCCCCGCTCGAAGCTGGACCCAAAGAGGATACCCACCTCTCCTGGCTTGGGGATTCGGATCAAATGGTCACCCAGCACTGCAATCCAGTATAAGTCTCGCTCCCACTGTGGGACCTCCTTGACACGCTCATCATCACCAAACAGAAGGTTGAACCCTATGCTTGGGGCAGCCACCCCCAGGAATAACCGCATAGCTGTTCCTGCTGGGTTTTGCTTCAGGGCACCGTGCAGCTTTGCCAGACTCTGGATACCAACATTGTGGAATGCCACGATGTCGTTAATGTATCGGCCAACATACCCCGCCTTCCCAAAGTCAATACTGATGTCCCTGGACTGGTAGGCTCGCTCGGTGAGACCTCTACCCTTCCGTCCGGCCTGAATGTATTCCCCTACTCGCGTAGCTGACTCAGCACCCCCTCCCACCTTCTGGTAGTATTCCCACACCTTCTTTACGTCGAGTGTGTTCTGGAGGGTCCGCTCACTAAGGGACTTATAGACATCCCCCTTCAGATGGGCCAGATGTTCCGAGTTGAGGTTACCCATTGCACCACCTGAACGTAGCCACTCCTTGTAGGTATCAGAGTTGGATATGACGTGCTTGGCACCCTCAGCGAAACTTTCAATGTGGTGGTTGCCACTCTCACTGAAGACGTAGCCCGTACTGATATCTCGGATGATATTCGCAAACATGAAGTCAGGACTGGAGGTAGCCCCACCCCTTAGGAGAGTAGCAGGGGTCTTCAGGATGTTGTGAATGGTCTTACCCGCCGGGCTGCTGGGACTCCACTCACGGCCTGTCAAACTGTTCATTGCATGGGCCACATCCTTAGGTACTTGATATGCTTGACGCTGGCCATCCTTATACCCATAGATGACTGAGGACTCCTTACCATGGGTGGCCTTCATGAGATCCATGGCAGTTACCTCAGACCGTTCAATTCCTTTGGCCTTAGCAACTTCAGTCAGTGCATCATGCTCCTTACCTATCTTCAGGCGCTTCACAGAAACACCCTTCTTGTCCAGCTCTGCCATTGAGTTGACCACACGGTTATGCTCAATAGCCCGAAAGGTATTCTGAAGGTCAACGGCCCACTGCCGAAGAACGTTAGTCAGTGGACGCCCGGAACCCTTAATGGCCTTGACGGGCTTACCTTCAGAGTCAAACCCCTTCATCTTCACCATGTCATCCATTAGACGCTTGAATGGAACGTACTCCATGTTGGCGTTCTTGATGCGGTTCCACTCATCGAAGCCAAAGAACCCTGCCTTGTACTGCATATAGAGGATGCTACGGTTCAGATCCTGGAAGTCCTTCGCAGCTTGTTTGTAGTGGGGGTCTCCTTTCTGAATGGTACCCTTCAGGTCATACTGCCGGAAGCCAGTGATCTCGTTGGCATCCCTTTGTCCTCGCTTCTCGACGGACTCCTTCTGGAGCTTACGGATCTTTGCTTCCAGTTCAGCATGAGTGACTTTCTCTTTGGGCCACTTGGTAGCCTTCTCCTGGAGGTCACCAATCTTTACACGGAGACCATCACGCTTCTTCCAGGTGTCCCTCATGTCGAGCTGAAGGTCATTGATCTTGTTGTTGAGCACAACACGGGTAGGATCAAGATGGCCCAGACGTGCCTGTTCCTGACGGAGACCTCGAATCTCCTGACGGATCTTGTTGCCAACCTTTTGCTCCTTCTGAAGCAGGGTCGTGTGATGCTGAACCCCCTTACCTAATTCATCATAGGCTACCCTGGAGGTTGCAATAGCTGCCTGCTGCTTACGGAGGTCTCGGATCTCGGAGCGCAAAGCTTCACGGGCAGTTTGGCCCCGCTTCTCCAGCTCGACTGCACGGCGACTCACTACATACTCAGCGAATCCCTGGAGGGTCGTTCCCTCTTTTGGCTTGTGAACACTCTTGAGGATTGGGAGGAGGCCCTTGGTCCCATCAACATCACCAGACTTTAGGTCCCAGCCCCCATACTCCATGATGTGTTCCACCTTACCCATCCACCCACGGGCAACACGAGCAACCTTGTAGGGGTTCTTCTCAGCGTCAAGCTTAGGGGCAGCTCCTTTGCCTTCCACCTCATCAACAAACCTACGGACAGGTCCCAGATCATCCACCAAGGCATCTTCCAGGTGACCCTTCACTGCTCTGACGTCCTCCTTAAAATCACGGGCAGGGCGTTCCCCATTGTCAATCTTCTCACGGGGGCCATCCTTCAGTAGCACATCAGGGACGCCCTCATGGGCTGATGCAAGCTGGGTCCTAAGGGCTGTATTCTCACGGGCCATCTTGACGACCGCATTAGGAGGGATGCCGGTCTCCTCGTAGATGTGCATCAACTTGGCTTCCATATGACTCTTCTGACGGAGCCGCGCGTCCGCAATTTTACCTCGAAGGGGAGCACCCGCAGCATGGGTGGCGTGTCCAGCAGCCAAACTAACTGCACTCATCCTGAAGTCCTCAACAGTGGGCATTTCGCCATTCATGATGATACTGTGGGCAAAGGTTCCAGCACCCAGCTCAGAGACAACCTGCCCCATACGACCTGCGGCTACACCCCACACACCCTTGAGGGCCTTCCCACCAGCCTCACCAGCCTTCCCACCAATCACCCCCACTGCCCCTGCTTTAGTACCCTCCCACAGAGTTCTCTGAAGGCGGTCACCCAGGTCCATCTGGTTAACTTCGGGGTCCACACTGTACTCATCCATGAGCCACTGACGGAGCACAGCCGGTGCAGCTCCAGCACCACCAAGAGCAGCAAAAGGGTTAGCCGTGAATATCCCAGGGGCAGCACCCGCTACTGACACAGGGGCATCCAAGGCACCCACTACGATCTCCTTGATGAACTGCTGACGAAGGGTAAACTTCTCGTCGGTAGGCTGAGGGGCCTCCTTCTGAGCATACATCCCCACAATACTCTCATCATAGCCCAGCTCGACGGCCTTCCCCCAGTCCTGCATCTCTGCCTGAATCATCTGGGCGATTGTCGTGTCCTTCACAAGTGATCCCATTTGCTCCTTGTCAGCACGTCGGGCTTTAGCCTTCAGAACATGGGACTCATAGGCTTGATCACCTCCAGTGGTAAAATGGGATCGTGGGCCCTTGAGGCACACAAAGGCTTGCTCCTTGGCTTCGGTAGTGAGGGGCCTTGCGCCACCAGCATCAGCAGCCACCAGGATAGGGTCATTGATCTCATACACCACGGGGCTATCCCCAGCGTCTGCAATCGCCAGGATAGGATCATTACGCTTAGGTGCAATGTCGATGTCGTTCATACTTCCTCCTTACTCCTGTTTATGTTGGGCCTTCGCAGTCATGTACTTTCGAAGCACGTCACCCCTTGATGCCTCATTAGAAAGGACATTACGGATTATTTGGGGCGTAGGCTTCCTGCCATGGTCCTTTAGGTACTCGGTGGTCCACTGTTGTAGTGCTCCGGTTGTAGTGCCAACCTTTCCCAGCTCCTGGTCCATCGCAGCAGTCCACTCCGTCACGCTGGCTTTGGGGTTATTGATTGTGGCATTGAACTTGAAGGACTCAATCAGCGACTCCTGCTGATCCTTCATACCCGGCTGATAGGTCCTGCGAAGTGTCTCCAAGTACCCGCTACTACCATTGTTGATGATCATCTGAAGATCCAGGGGTTTACCTTCAGCTTCAGCGTTCTTGAGGTCCTGACGGAACTGTGCCTGACCCTGAAGAATGGCTTTAAGGGCTGGAGCGGAGTGCCCCTTCATGAGGGTGGCATCCCCCAGGCTGTCCTCAATGTATTTCATGATGGTCTTGATATACTTCTGATGGGGACCCTGAACCTCGTCAATGGTCCACTTGAGGTCAGCAAGCATTTCCTGGGGCAGTGTGGCACCCATCTCGCCAAGGACTCCCGACATTGTTGAAAGACCCCCCTCAAGGATCATCTTATTGAGACGGGCGTACTCCTGGCTGTGGATCCCCTTGTTCTTGGCAGTCGTCACCTCTTGCATAGACTTAACCATCTTCATGCGGAGGTCACCACGGATGTTACTATTGCCATTGATGTACTCACGGGCCTTGTCGTACTCATGATCAGCAATCAAGTCCCAGGCACTTTCAAAGGTCTCCTTGGTGGCCTTCTCTTCACGTCGTAAAGCATCCTCCATGTTAAATCGGTAGGAGGCACGAAAAGAGTTGACCACTTGGTTGCGTTCATCCAGGGTCAATGCACCACTCCCTACCTTTGCATCCAGGTCAGACTCAATGCCAATCATGTCGTAACTACCATCAGTCTGGGTACGGGCCGTTTGTACTTCGGTGAACGCCCGACTTGTTCGCCGCTTGGCTCCCTCTACTACGGCTGCTTTCCGAAGCTGGACAATACGGGGGCGCAGCTTGGTGTGCATCAGGCTGGTTCCCTTGAGGCCAGTGTCCCCATCAAGTTCTGCTGTAAAGTTCAGAAGCTCAGGCTGACCCAGCTCTTTAGCCTTCTCTCCCAGTAACTCAACCAATGTGGTGGCGGTAGCTTCCGGGGTAATCCCACACAGCTTCCCCAGGACCCCCGACTCCTTCGTAAGCCACTCTCGCCACTCCAGGCTGTTGTGCTCAGGTTCTGTCAGGAGCTTCTCTTCGGCTCGCTTCCGTAGGTTATCCAGTTGTGTCTCAGCTAACTTGGTCTTGTGGTGCTCGTAGTAGGCTTGATCCGCAGAGTCCTCAATAGCCATCCCATGCTTCGCAAGACCCATCATCCAGTGCTTGGACTTACCAGCCACAAACTTGTTGGTGATCTCCCGTTTCCGGGTCATGTACTCAGCCTCAGGGAGGTCTGCATTCTTAGTATGGAAGTCATCCAGCTCTCTCCTCAGGTCTCCGGCAGATGCTTCTCCCTCCAGAAACTCATAGGTCTCCACATACGCATCACTGGGATCTTCTGCTTGGACTTCTGCTCTATAGTCAGCAAGGGCCTGTCCATGGTCACGCTTGATGCGCTGCTTATTCAGATTTCCCCCGATCTGCCCCAAGCTGGTCAGGATGTTGCTGGCCTGATGGCTAACTCCAGGATCTGCCATGTTGACACTTACATTGGTTGCCGACCTACCGAGGGACTGTTGGGTCCCCCTGTCGTAGGCTGCTTGCTGTCTGTCCTTTAATTGTCTCGCCATTATTGGAACTTACCTCCTGCTCCCATGTATCCACTGACACCCGCAGTACCAATCTGAAGGGCATTACCCAGGGGGTTGCCAGCCACATGTTTGGCCTGACTAATCTGAGATCCATATTGGGCACCTGCACCCTTAGCCCCCAAACGAACTTGCCGGTTTGCATTGGACCGAGTTGTCTCAATGATACCAGCATCATGGGCACCCTGGATCTCGGCAGTCATGAAGTTACGAAGCACACTGTTACCAGCAATGCCTGACTCTCCGGCACTCACGTCGGCTGTGGCAAGGCGTCGGAGCGTGGCACGCTGTACCTCAAGTGCATCCAAAGCACCTTTCTGGTTGTTCTCAGCCTCTTGGTTGTAACGGGCCTCGTTGCCAATCTTCATGGAGGCAGCAGCATTGTCCATAAGGTCCTGGGAGTAGTCCTGATTCTCTTTAATCTGCATCATCTCACCCCCAACCATCAATGCAGCCACAGCCAAGGGGTTACACACAGGGGTACCTTACAAAGTATACGAAGGGGACTCCGCACCCCAGGTCGTGCTCGTCGGAGTCGAACTTGAAGCGCAACCCCTTGAGCCACTTGATGCTGGCAACATTTCGGGTGTCCACCCAGTTGCCCACACCAGCAGGGTACCGGATGAGCCAATCGCAGATCTGAGCATGAGCGAAGGACGTCAGGGTGCCCATATGGTCATAGACCGCAGGACTACCAAATGCCCACACAATGCCAAACTGAGGGTTCTTCGGACTGGGAGTACACCCCAGGACTCCAATGGGTTGACCATCCTCCAGGATCACCTCAGCATCTGGGAGTTGAACGCACAGGGCCACACACTCTGCTACCGTCATATTGGGGTTGCTGGCATCCAGCTCATTATAGTCACAGGCCCGAAGGGACATCTGCTTGACGCTTCCATAGTCATCGGGGGTGATAGGACGGATTTCTATTTTCATAATACACTCGCTCTCTGGGTTAATGATCCCTCGTAGCTGATCCCCTCGAACACTGCGGGGAGATAACTGTTGGATGAGATCTTGATTTTTACTTTGTCGGCTTGGCCTCGGATACCTACCTTGTGCTTACCGGAAGCCAAGTTTGTGGCACCAATACGGGCCAACCCCAAGATGTTGGAGGTCCACTCGCAGTTACGAGGTAGTCGGCCAGGGTTGGCTATCTCAATGTTGAAGAAACCAGAGTCCTTATAGATCACCGTCAGATTGCGAACCTGGAGACGGCCCTCCATCACAGAGGCATCCTTTGAGTTCTTGACGTACCAGGGACTGAGGGTGAAGTGACTGGGATATGGGACCCCAACATAATAGGTGTCAGGACCACTTACCCCTTTGATCGTAACCACCTTGCCAGACCTTGTGCAGGGTACTTCTCGCCCATTGCTCCTCTTGATGACTGTGACATCCATCTCATAAGGTAGGGTAATCTTGGCAGTATAGGTGTCAGCATCATAGGCACTGCTCTCCAGTTGCGCCAAACGATCCAGGCTTGCTCGAAAGTCCAAACCAGGGGTCTTTCTATCATCGAGACCTATGGCCTCCAGGGTGATAACCCCCCCACGGCGCACCACCATATAAAGGACAGACTGGGCAGAGCCAATCCCAATGACTTCAGCTCCTTCATCAAGCTGCCATTCTGACCATGCACTTTGAACCTTTGTGCCCCCCGCCCAGTAATAGCAGTAGATCCAGAGGGACCCACGCTTGGCAGTACTATGGATGGCAATGGTGTTCAGAGTGGTAAATGCCTCCATGGAGATATCCCCATTAGGCACATACTCAGGGCAATGCGCGGTGATGTCCGCAGCATCCTCAATAAGGCTGTCCGGCTGGATGTTGTACTCAAGGATACTTGCGTACTTCCCCTTCGGACTGACAAAGAAGGCAGCACTCCCTGCGGTGATAGCACTGGAGTGAGCATTGGTTTCGAACGTGGTGGTAGCATCAATCTTGGCTGTCTTGGGGGTCAGAATCTGTTGCCCACTATGGAAGTTAAACTGCTGCTGCCCACTAAAGAGGACCATATTCTTACCATGCGCCACGGCCTTGTGGAGGTAGCTTACTGTCCGACTGGCTGCACTGAGATCAATAGGGTCGTTATCCAGTTGGTCCAGCACTGTGCTACACCAGAAGTTCCAGTACTTGCTGGCTCGACTACAGATCACATTGTCCCGACTCAGCAGTAGGAGGCGGTTACGGTGGAGTGCAATGTGGCTGATAGGGTTGCCCACAAAGCTGGGGATGGGGTTGGTCAGGTCATCGCCCACCTCCCGGTCGGCCCACTTAAAGCGTGTGAACGCAAAGGTCCCATTGGGAAGACGAAGCAAGCCGTGAGGCATTGTGGTTGCATTAAAGCGTATCCTGACATTAGGGGCAGCACACTCTTCGTACACATCAGTATTCATATACTTGAGGTGGTACTTGGGGGCCTTAGCTTCAGGGTCACCCTCGACGGCCACGATAGAACCCTCACTGGGGGTTGTGTAGTCAGGGTCGGTCAGATCGCTAAACTGCTGGACGGTACCTACAGTGGGGCCTGGGGAAGCATCCCCTGTCATAGCGACCACCTTCTTCTTGTTAAGGACAAACGTGTAGTCCCCTGCACTCATCAGGACCATATCGTGAGATGGATTGACCCCACTGATGTACGCCTGGACACTGAGATCCTCGCTGAACTTGTAGTTGTTGCCAATGTCCACATAGCCATACTTCACGGTGTGTTGGTGACCTGAGGTGTCGTACACTTCGATGCTGCCATCATTCAGGATCACAACATAGCGCTCAGACTCGTCTCGGTTCACCACATGGACCTTGGAGGTCAGGGATGCGGATGACAGAAGGGTTGCAATGTGTTCACTGTTGGGCCGCTTGTGCATCCCCTTAACCAGGGACCCCACCATATTAACCTGCTCGGCTACCTGGGTTTCCAGGCGTAAGGTCGGAGCCTGCTGGCTGACCCCATTGTACAATCCGGGAATGGTCTTACTGACAAGGCCCATCAGGGTACTCGCCTTCGTGCTGCCATCATGTCGGGGGCATCCAGATAATTATAGGCACCCGCAGCAATCTCCCGGCTGTTCATGACCGCCAGGGCCTTACCCTCGATCTCTTCTGTGGAGCGGTCCAGGGAGTCAGACCCCAGGATGCCTTTCTGGAAACGTCGGGCGGCGCGGATTGCAATGTAGGATCGGGCGTAGCTGGGTAGCTCCTCGAAAGGGAGCATAAAGATGATCTCAACCAGGACTCGCTTGGGAATGTTGTAGGAGTGCTTCTGGCGGTCGTACAGACAGTTGCCACGCTGAACGTAGATGGGACCAGGGTCCACAAACAGTGTGTTGCTGGGGACCTCAATGCGCCCCTCAGTATTGGGAACTAAGGGGTAGTCGTACTCTTTGTTGAACGTGTAGCCATACTCTTGGACAGAGCGGCTGGTGTTGATCAGGCTGCGGTATGCTGTGGCTGCATCACTGGCACCGGTAAAGTCAAGGACCGCGATGGGTTCCTCACCAATGGTATCCAGGGCCATATTGACGGCACCCAGTGTAGATAATGGGATGGTTTCTAACATAAAGCTCCAACAAAAAGGGAGAACCCACAGTGATTAACTATGAGTTCTCCCTTGAGGTTAATGATTATGAGGGGTCAGCGGTACGAAGCTCTACACCACAAGCAGACTGAAGAGGTCTGTGGCCCATGGCGTAACGAGCTACCATGAGGGTACCCTGACGACGGATGTCCCACTGGCTCTGGAGACTGATGTCCATGAGCTTGACGGTACCCACCAGATCTTCGGTGAAGCACAGGCACTGGGTGGTGAAGGTGTTGACCTTGTGGAACTCACCAGTGGTGAAGTCACCCACAGGGAGCATGGGGGAGCTGATCACCTGGAACCCAGCAATGGGAGGCAAAGTAGCCTGAGAGAAGTCACCAGCAGTCACACCGTGGTCACGGTTCATGAGGCTGAAACCCACAGAGTTGACCAGGGTAGCCAGACGGTTGTACGTGTCAGGTTTCACGATGGCGAATCGAGTGCCGGTTACGAACTTGTTGTCAAAGTTGGTCTTGGCGGTACGGAAACACTCAAGCCATGCCTTCAGGAACAGGTCATCATCCTTGTTGGTAAGGTTTGCGTTGTTAACGGTCAGGCCACCTTCACCACCCTGGACGTTGGCCCCATCACGGGCACCAATGATGCCATTGAGCATGGTGTGTTTATCAAAGGTCTGAGACAGTTTCTGGCCCTGCATGTTGGCGTACTTGCCTCGGACATCAAAGTGACGCATTGCGTCGTCCAGGTCGTCGATAAAGATGTGACTGATCAAGAGCTTATCCACAGGGATGATGACCTCAGAGTGGGGCACATTCTGACCAGTGATCTCCTCGCCAGGGGTGTGGTACTCAGCGTCGGGCATCTGGCCAATCACGGGGAACTGAGCAGATTTACCAGCCTGGATGGTACGAACGGTGTGCTTGTCCAGCATGACGGTGTGCTTCTCGAAGGCCGTAATGGTCTCACCTGCATAGAGCTTGAGGTAGAGCTGGCGCTGCTGTTCAATAGTTGAGGCTGCATTGTTCTGGGCACCACCGAAGGTAGGAGTTGCGTTTGACAAGTTGGGTAATTCCTTTCAAAGATAAGTTAATGTAAATGTGATTTGTGTTGATGGTCGGTGGACAATCAGGCGCACTAATGCCCACCTTGGGTGCTACATTTTGATGTTGGGGGAACGACTGAGCTTCTGCATAACCTGCTCACGGAAGGCCGGGTCTTTGGCGTACTGGGTACTTCCCATGTCAGTAATCACCTGGGCCTTGGACCGATAGGCATCCACAGCTATGGTGGTCTGACCATTACCTCCCTGAATGCGACGTGCGGGAGGCCTCCCATTGGCAAGGGTGAACTGGTTGCTGAGACCTTTCATTGCAGCCTTGACGGTTGCCATATCGCTGGCAGCAACATCAGTGTTGAACTTGGTAATATCTTCAGGGCTGAGGTTGGCTCCTGCCCATTCGATCATTGTGTTGTACTTGGCCTCCCCTCCGACCGAATCGTAAAGGTTCGTAAGGGACTGCTCACGAATGGTTTCACCGGCCTGATACTGGTCAGTGACGTACTGCTCAACGTCAGCCTGAGCGAAGCCCATATCCACAAGCTTCTGCATGGTTGCATCGGTGAGTTTACCTTCGTTGCTGATGACCTCCTGGCTCAGGGATGCAAGGCTCAGACCCTCAGGTGTGTCACCAGTATCCGAGTCATCAGTATTGCCACTGTTGTCACCTCCATCAGTGCCCTCTTCAGAGCCTTCAGTAGTGTTGTCCTCCGGTACGTAGTTAGGATCAGCTTTACGTGCGGACTCCACGATCATTGTGATCTCTTCGTCCGTTGCACCACCACGCTTTGCCATCTCGCCCAGGTACTCAGGGGAGCCAGGGGTGGGGGACTGGGTGTCCGTCTCCTGGTGGCTCCCAGTGTCTGTGTTGCTGGTATTGAAGTTGGGTTGATCTTCAGGGTTAATATGCTGTGATTCCAATGATTATCCTTCAGGAGTTGGTTGGTTATTCATATTGTCAGCCGCAGCTTGGGCCATGGGTCCTGCCGCAGCGTTGACACCATTCATTGCCATCATCTTCATCATGTCGTTCTGCTCCTTCGCTTGGACCTGCTCATCGGTGTACACAAGGCCATCAGTATTCAGACCAAGGCCGGTACCAACACGGGTGCTATAGTCACTGACATTGATGCGCTTCTCGATGACCTCGGGTCCCAAAGGACTGAGGTATTGCAGGAAGGTCTGGAGTTTACGCAGATCGTGGCCTCGACCAAGTGCTTCGAAGCCTGTGGTAATGGTGGGTTTGATGTCCTTGGGTAGGCGGGGGAGTACCTTCTTGGCACTGAGGGTGTGCATCAGAATACGTACCAGGGGGAGCTGCATCTCAAGGCTGAGGACGCTGTAGATGCCACCAAGGGTATCCTCCAGTTCCTGTGCCATGATGCGGATCTCCTCGGCAGTGACCCTTTCGCCAGCACGTTGAATACTCTGGACCATCAGGAAGCCCTGGGCCAGTTGCTCCTCAATCTGACGTGCTTCGGTTTGGGCCACTCGGAAGTCAGCACCCTTGTCCACCTGGAGGGCCTCAATATCAACACGACGCCCTGCACAGAACCCACCATTAGCGGTTCTCTGGAGGTCAGCCACATTGGTCATACCATTGGGATCAACCAGAAAGACAAGTCGCGCCGCAGCCAGAGCACCTTCGGTTATTGCCTTGCGTAGACCTTCATAACTATTGAAGTCACCAATATGGTCATGGACGTGCCCGGTGCCATAGTCGTCGCCATCGTTACGGTTCCAGGCCAGGGGGATGTATGGAAGGTTCGCCGTGGAGTAGGAACCCTCGGTCTCCTCAATGGTCAGCCCACAGACTTCCTGGTGGTACTGCCAGAGATTCCCTTCCAGCTTCATCCCTGTGTACAGGATCAGACCCTCCTTGTTGTTCTCGTAGGACTGGTGGGCCTTCACGTCAGCATGCATCGACTCAGGAATTTCACTGATATCAACGGGTTCACGGATGATCATCTCAATGGGTTCACCCGTGGACTTCCGGCGCAGGACGTACTGATCCAAGCGGTAGCATCGCCCAGGACCATCGGTGATCTCCAGAAGGGCATTGCCGGTTACAATCAGGTACTTCAGGGCACGGAAGATGGTAACCCGCACCGCTGACTCTTCGATGTACTTGGTGATGATCTCCTCAAGCTTGACCAGTTTGGCTTCGACCTGGGTCTTCAGACCATCTTTACCAAGGGCAGCTTTGAGTTCTTCGAGGAGGGCATCATCCATTCCGAACTTAAAGAACGGACTGTTGGGGGGAAGTAAGGTAAGGAGGAGCTTGGAGGCGAGGTTCAGAACGGCCCTTGCGCCAAGACCCTGGTAGGGCATAGGTAGTGGATCACTGATGCTGTAGCCCTCAGGGGGCAATAGGGTAGGGATCGTCAAGGCGCTGCATCGACGTGCAGACGTCAGGAGACCTCCCTTCCTTCCATCAAGATTGTTATACCGTGCTACCAGAGTCCCGTCGTTTGGGGATACTCCTGCCTCTATGTTCCAAGACCTCCCTGTTCACTGATGGGACTCAGGGGGATCTGAAGGCGCTTGGTCCCAGTCTTACGGGCAGTCTTAGCGTCCGTCTTCTGGTTGGGTTTCTTCAGTCGGATCTTTTTGGGTTCGGGGGGTGGCTTGTACTCAGGTACAGGTGGGGGTTTCGGTGGGTTGAACATGCACATGGCTGCTCCTTAGACTACTGGCTTACGTCCGTACCAGACCTTCAAAGTATCCACCAGTTCACGCTTCCCGGCATACTTGAAGATCTCACGTTCGGTCTCTTCAATACGGGGGCACTTAGGTGGGTACTGTTGGTCCAGCTTGACGATAAGCTCCTGAATGGTTGATGGTAAATCACTCATGACTATTATCCTTGGTGTATGGAGGGTAGGACCTCCTGTAGGGTTAGGATGAGGATATCTAATGTAGGACCTAATGTAGGACCTAATGTACTCATTGCCCTACTATGGAGGGAACCTAATTAACTCTATGATCACTCATAGTTACGAATTGCAACTCCCACGGGATTTCCCTGAGGGATTCCATCATCGGACAGCTCCGAATAACGGACGGTTAGGGGGAGTCCCACATATCCCCAGGGCTTCATCTGCTTAACTCGGCGGGATTCCTTGGTGCCAGTCGGTACGACATTGAAGTGGCATTCCTTGGTTGCACAAACCCAGTAGACACACCCATCAACGTCCACCTTCCAATCCACAATATCAAACTCCTGGTCATGGAACTCCTTGCGCTTCATAAGGTCCCAGGTCCGCTTGTCCATCTGGTAGGGGGCGTCCGGGTTACGCACCACGATGCCCTCCCCACCCTGGCCCACGATGCTCTCGTAGTACAGATCAATACCCTCTACAGTGTTGGCCGTGTAGGTGGGGACCTTCCGGCTGAAGGAGGTCTCAGGCATATAGTGACCCATGAAACGCTCACGGAATGAGCCATCAGCAATGTGGTCATAGTGCCAGAACTCAATCATCCGACACTGAGGGGTTGCCTCCTTCTTACGAACCAGACCACTGATTTCCTGGAGGCTCAGGGACCGGCAGAACAACTCTCCGTCCCATCGTTCTCCATTCTGCATGACATCAAGGAGGGCCTCCCTGACATGACCCATACTGGTGACAGGCTTACCCTTACGGGTCGTCAGAGTGATGATCTCACCACGACGTTCAGCCACACAGCGCACACCATTCAGCTTCTCCTGGAGGGCTACCGGGAAGGTGATCCGGGCGGGATCGTAGGGTTTCGCCAGCATTGGCAGGATGGTAGTCGGGGGGTCTTCGGTTGGACTGTGGTATCCCTTGTCACGCTGCTTGCTGATCGCGCTGGCAATCTCAAGGGTCAGTTGCTCAGATAGCGTGCGACCCCCCTTAGGCTTGACAACACGGCGGGACGTGGTGACCTTGCCACCAATGGTTCCGTACTCTTTCGTAAGACCGTCCTGACCCACCATAATGGACCAGAAGCGGTTCTTCTTAATAAGGTAGGCCACTAAGTGAGCACGTACCGCTTGTAGTTCTCGATGAACTCCTCAACGGTCCCCTTGCCCTTCTTGGTGTTGTAGTGGTCCTTCCAGTAATGAGCGAGACCTTTGATGTCATTGGGTTCCGGGAAGGGTTCCTTGACACGACGGTAATGCAGACGGGCCATGATCACGGCGTAGCGGTCACTTGTAACAAGACCTTCCGGGCTGAAGTCATCCACCAGTCGTCCCATTCGCCGGTCCAGTACAGGCCGGTACCTGAGGTAGTTGGTCCAAATGTCGCACAGGGTGTTCGGCTCCATCTGGAAGATACCCACGGCGGGGCCTCCTCCGATCTGACGGCGGTAGTAACCCATATTGGATTCCTGGGCGGCGGTCCCCAGCAGCAGGTTCACAGCGGTCGGACTATTCATGCCAATCTCATCGAGGGTATCCTCAATAATGGCACGAAGGTCCGAAGTACTGTAGGCTGCTATGAGGTCACCACTTCGATAAACACAGGGTCCACTGGGGCTCCGGTGCTGTCGGTGGATTCGTAGCGGATGCGCACTGAGGCTCCCAGTTTGGCAGTCTCGTAGTGCTCGATAGGTGCTTCCACTTTGAACTGATACCTATTGTCCAAACAGCCGATCAGATAGCAAGTGTCGGCGTTGGGCAGCAGCATGGTCCCTACAACTGGGAAAGTGATGCCAGACCCGCCAGACCCACCAGGATCATCGCTCCCAGGCATATCAGTAGTGTTTGATTCTCTTGACTCAAGAACGTATCCCTCCTTCTGTTTGGCACTAATGGCCTCCATGTAGTCAGCCTGGGTTGCATCCTTCTTGTAGGATGTGCGAGTTCCTTTCCAGTCCCCATCCTTGGTGGTACGCACGCCTACACGCTCCTTGGTGGGGTCGTAGGTAATGACGCACTGCTCACCGGAGGGATGGGTCAATCTGGTTTCAACCATTAGTCCTCATCCTCCCCGTAGAGAAAAGTGGTGATCTCTGCGAAGATATCCGAGTTGTATCCATGCGTGTCATCCATATAGGAATGGGCCTCTTCGAGGAGACTCTCCGCTAACTCCAGTTGCTCCTTACATTCCAGCAGTCGATTATGCTCAGCCTTTGTGATGGTTACTGTCTGTTCGGTGGTGTCCAAAGAATTGGTTCCTCCTTCTTATGGTCATACTCCCCGGCTCGTAACATCCGGGCTACACGGGCTTCAGTCAAGGCATGTTCTTCGGTCAACTCATCGACCAGGAAGGTCTCATATGCATAGATCCACTCGCAGCATTCATACTCTTCGACAATAAGCTCCCACATCTCCCGGTGCCACTTGGGGCTACCCGGATTAGGGACACTCTCAATGATCTCGTCGGCCTTCTTAGGACCAACCTGGGGGCAACCGGTGTATCCATCCACAGTGTCTCCGGTAAGGATCTGCCTGTAGAAGAACTTGTCCCCATCAGCGGGTTCGACATACTGGAGCCACTTGTCCTTGTTCCAGTTGAAGTGGTAACCAGGGATCTGCATGAGGTCCTTGTCGATGGTGGCAATCACACAGGTATTCGGTTCCTCGGTACTGATGATCCCCATGACGTCATCTGCTTCGAGATGGTTCATCAGGCAGGACGGATACCGGGGGTGGTTCGCTGCATAATCCTTCAGAATACTGTGAAGGGCGGGGGCAACTTTGCCAGATCGGTTGTGCTTGTAGGTGGGCATGACGTCGTATCGAAAGTTGTTCCGTGCGCTCATACATAGAATTGCTTCCCGGCACTCCGTTGTGTGGATCAGGTAGTCGATGAAGTTGTCCATCTGCATCTTGGCGGTGTGTTCGTCCACCACAACTTCCACCACACCAGGTTCCCACTCAGTGGTGAACTCATTGTTGTAGGCAAACTTGTGGAACAGGACGTCGGCATCAACCAGGAGGGTAGTGGGGCTACTCATCCAGGCTTTTCTTGAAGTCCCCAGCCAGAGCGATCATCATGTCGATGCTCACATTGTGATGAATGGCAGTCTCCCCAGGCTTCTCCAGAGTTAAGGAGTGACGCCCATTGATGTTACCATAGTCACCGATGGTCCCGTGGATCTCAACGTGGACTGCACAGCCCTCATGTTCGTCAGAGATCTCCGCGCCGACCTTAATCAGGTGGTTAAGCTTGGTTCCGAATTTCACTACTTGTCTCCTTTCAGTATCATGCATTTGATAGCCACCAGGGACTGCTTGGCGTCACCAACCTTTATCAGGTGGTCAGCAGCTTCCTTCTTGAGGGAATTGGCCTTGGCTCTCTTGGCGAGTGCAACCAGAGTCTGATCGCTGATGAACGTCTCAAGGTCGCCAACCATTTTGTTGAATGGAGCAAGGATGGATTCGAGGGTGTTCGGCTTACGTTTAAGCATTGATGTTCTCCTGTGTGTAATATTGATAGAAGCTCTCCAGGTGGAGGCCCTTGAGGTTGTCTCGCTTGCCACCATCATAAAGGACCACGGCTTTATCCACGTTGAACCCACGCCAGAATGCTTCACGTCGCAGGGTCCGCAGGGTTCCATATGAGTACGAGCTGTCATCGACGATCAGGGCTTTCTGCACGTTGGTCCGCAGGTAGCTCCACATCTCTGGTGGCTTACCGACACGCATCCCACCACTGAACAGCAGGTAGCCGTAGCCACTGGTAGCCAACCGGCTGTAATGCTGCCTGACGAACGCCTCACCGAAGTGACCACTCAGGATCAGCATGTTGCACTCGGAATGGTTGGTCATAATGTGGTCCAGGAGGGTGTCGAGGATGAGGGGGTTTGAATAAAGGGAAGCGTCCAGGGTATCAAAGTAGGGTTCACCACCGGGTGCGACACCTTTGGCCTGACCTACTGCTGCACTTACGAGTCCTTTGAGGGGCATGGTACGTCCTCCCTCCCCTCTTTGTAGGTAGAGTAGGTGAATGCTTCGGATGCCCACTTGATGTCTCTATAGACCTTCCCACAGTTCCACCGGATGTCCTTGTAAAACTCCTTGCAGCCAGACCATGAGTATCGAACGAGATCACAGGGAGCCGCCACCAGCAGGATGAGTGCCAGCAGGATCAGGTAGGTTGGGTAGGTCGCGTGCAGGACCTTACGAATGAACTTCACTTGTCTTCTCCTTGGGTTTGCGCCATGTCTGAACGAGTCCAGCCCCGTAGTCAGAGAGCTGTTCCTTTGCCAGATAGAATCCGAACACGGTCACATACAATCCAATCACCCAGGTGGGGACGTTGTTGAGGGACGCGAAGATCTTGTTTGCATAGGTGGGGTTGATCACTGCGACATCAATGAGGACCAGTACGTGGGAGGCCACAATGCGGCGCATCCAGGGGCTGGCTACCTCAAGCTGCCTCATCTCTTTGTTGCTGTTATGGGTCTGCTGGGATTCAGCCAGCCGTGCCTTGTTCTTGAGGACCGACATCTTGAGTTCATGTTCCTGCTGCTTGATCTCCGCACGGTGGTTCTGCCACTGGGTGACGGTCCCGGCGATGGGCGCAACGATCCCACCACCGAGTACCTTACCGATCCAGCCCAAGTACTCTCCGGATACGCTCGTACTCCTTATGGGTGAGCGCCTCCTTGGTGTCCTTGACGATGCCTTCCTCACGCAGCAGACTGACCACACACCAGAGGACGGCAAAGGGCCACCACAGCAGCATCATCAGGACGTACACAGGGTAACTCACCAGGAGTCCCCGAAGGATCATATCGCCAAGTTTACTCATTGCTTTCTTCAGGGTCTTCATTCCTCAAAAACCTCTCGATTTTATTGTGCAATTCTTCATCGTAAGACTGACCATAAGGTTCAGCCACGTAGTCAAGTGCTTCCCACAGCAGGGCTTCCGCAGTGATCAGACGTCGGTAGGTCGTAGCGTCGAGTCCGACAAGGGCAGTCGGGTTTACAGTTGGTGTTGACAATATGGTCCTCCGTATCCAGGCTCAGGGTTCCCCCACACAGGGAGCACTTCAGGGGGCCATAGTGTTTCAGGGCTTCACGAACGTCCTTCATAGCGATTCTCCAATACATTTGATTCTGTTCTCTTCTGTTTCTCCATCAGTTTGAGTTGCAACCGGGCCAAGGCGTTCCAGGCCACAGCAACATCGTGGTGGATACCAGTCTCAGGGTCGATCCCTTCAGATTCCTCCTTCAGGTAGTGGCGCACCATGGCATCAGAATATCTTTCGTGGCCGTTAGGGACGTGAAGGAAACCACCACGGCTGTACTTGTTGGCACCAAAGGTAGCCAACCGCATGACTTCCATCAGAGCGTCCCCAAACAATGCAAGGGTTCCGGCCTGTACTTTGCCAGCGTCGAGCTTGGCTCCAGGTTTGGATGTGTCGATGCTGTATGGATCAGTTTCCAAGGTAGCTCCTTTCACGTTTGTTCCGGTTTGCTTCACGGACTCGCTCCTTTCGTCGTTCGTTAAGGTGTCGTTTAAGCCACTCAAAGGTGAGGTCACGTCGGAGTGTCTCGGTGTCACTGATCAAGATGAAATTAACCCTTGGCACTCAGATATGCCTCCAGGTAATCGGTGATGGACTTACTGGCTGGGGGTTGGTCCGGGTCAAGGTACCTGTCAGTCACCACTCCAATAGCGAAGGCCAGGAAGTGAAGCCGGGCGTCGGGCCTGACGTGCTCCTCCTCATAAACCTCACCGAGTCGAGCGCTCATGTACTCACTCACTGACTTTACCCACCGTTCCATGGCCCCATAGTCGTTGACGTAATGGAGGATCTCTGAAGGTTCAGCCGGAAAGATAGGTTCCCGCATGTGGTCCATCTTGAGGAGACCTATGTTGACCAGGAACTCAGCATTCAGGGTCACCAGATCAGCCAAGGAGTCTGCCTCCATGAACTGAAGGTTAATCCCCCGGAGGACATTGAACCTCGCATAGACCGACATGTCGTCAGCCTGAGCGATCTTGAACAAGGAGTCGCTAACCATGGAGCACCACGCCATCCTTCACGATACGGGCATCAAAGGGCATGGACCGGTTGATGGGCTGGTAGTTGGGGCACACCATGCCAAGCTTGTCGTTCTTCTTGCGGGGCTTCTGGCGAAGGTTGGGGTAATCGTTACGAGATACCTTGTTGCATTTACGGACAGCGCAGTTGTTACAGTCTTTGATCATGAGGTTCTCCTTAGTGAGTTCTGTATTGAGGTTGATTTTGAAGGTTGCTCTACTTGGTAAGAATGGTAGTAAAGACGCCGAGCATGATAACCAGGACGATGACCACAGGGAGCCAGATAGGCGCAGTGACGAACCACCAAGACCAAGCGATGTAGCCGGTCAGTTTGAGGCCAATGAAGAATGCTCCGAGGAGCGGACAAAAAATGTTCATATGCTTGTTATCCTTTTGTATATTGTCCATGAGCTTTGAGATCATCGATAAGACTACGGAGTGCGTTGGCTGGCTCCTTCGTTGGGCTTCCTACATAGACACCAAAGAGCATCGGGTGCTTGCCGGTTACCTCATAGCAACCATCGGTTACCTGCTCGAACGTCACAGTCCACCCTCGTTTGGTTAGGGCTTTAATGTGAGCGATGGTTTGATTCATTGTAATTCTCCTTAATGTGTCTCCGACCAGTCAGCACCTATCTTGTACTCACCGTCCATTGGGATATTCAGTTTGAAGTAACGTCCGGCATCGACGATAGCTTGACGGCAGATCTGACCACACTCTTCTGCATAGTCAGGGTCACATTCCATCTGGACCTCATCGTGGACATTCAGGGCTGGAGCACATCGCGTCCAGTCCAGGCGTTCCAACATCAGGCAACATGCCTTTTTCATAATGTAGGCTCCCGCACTTTGCAGCAGGAGGTTGAGAGCGGAGTGAGGGGACCGGGAGTACAGGCGTTGACCTGCAAGTCCAGTGATCCACCCATTGGTCTCCACTTGATGTTTGATCTTATTGGTGAGGTCATTCAGGGCTGGAAGGTTCTTCAGGAATTTGTCCCGGAGTTTCTTGCCAGCCTTGGCGTCACCCTTACCCAACAGCTTGTTACCAGCCCCATAGATGAAGCCATAGAACCACGTCTTGCCATCAGAGCGAGTCAGCCCCAGGGCGTCAGCGTTCTTCTGGTGGATGTCACCATTCAGCACCGTGTCGATGTAGTCCTGATCGTTCATGAAGTGGGCAAGCAATCGAAGTTCCAGGCCACTTGCATCACAGCCAACCAGGACTTTACCCGGAGGGACACCAAAGCACTTCCGGCAGTCGACCCCATAAGGGGCACCATTGGCGGGTACCTGGGCAAGGTTGGGGTTACTGTGGGTGCAGCGATTACTGATGGCACCACAACTGTTGACGTAGCCACGAATGCGACCATCATCATCCAGGAAGTTGAACCATGCCTTCTGCCCGTCGATAACCTGAGACAGGCGCTTCTTGATCAGCTTGTATCGAGCCAAGGGGTCACACTCAGGATACTTTTCCTTGAGGGCCGCCAGGATCTCGTCGTCGATCTTGGGTTCCTTGCTATTGTCAGTGAACTCAGCGGGTTTCCAGCCGTACTTTTTGATGAGGAAGTTGTAGATGTGACTGTTGGAGGCAGGATTGAAGTCTACCAATTTGATCTTGGTCATGGTCCCACCCTGGGTGTAGCCGTAACGTTTGTTGTCAGCTTTGGGCGTGAACGTACTGCTCTTGACGGAGCCATTGCGGGTCCAGAATGGAGGGCAGACCTCTCGAATCTCACCGGCAGCTACATCCAGATCGGCCTGGAGCTTGTTCACCAGATCATGAGCCTGGAGTTCGTTAAACCAGACACCATGGTGCATCTGCTTGACGATCAGTCGCTGAAAGTCGTGCTCAATATCCAGGGCTTCGGTGCCCCATCCAGGTCTGTTCTGGAGACGCTTCCAAAGTTCCAAGGTGACCTTGACGTCCTGCTTACAATAGGTGGACATCTCAGGGTTCCAGGTCTGCCAGTCAGTGGCCTTACCATAGTCACCTTTGTATTCACCCATACGGTAGCCATAGGACTCCAAACTGTGGGAGCCAATCAGCTTTCCAGGCATGATGCCCCTCTTGGCACGGGCAAAGTCACCCATCTTGATAGTGGGGTTCAACAGTCGGGCAGCAACCAAGGTGTCCAGGGACTTCTGGGGCCGCTTGTACCAAGGATAAACTTTCTCAAGTGCAAGCTCATCGTAACCAATGATGTTGTGACCACAGGTATTGTCACCAGCATTCACCAGCCGTTTGACACCAAGTTCCACGGGACGGGAGTGCGGATCATAGATCTCGTAGGTCTCGGTCTCGGTATCATAAATAGCGATGCAGTGAACTCTGCTGACAACATCCAGCAACCCATTGGTCTCAATGTCATAAAGGAGCACTAAGCGAAGATGGCCTTGATTGCAGTCCAGGCGTTACGGACGCGCTGATGGAAGGAGGGAAAGATAGGGTCCAGAACCACAGTGGCTTCGAGGTACTCAGCATCACCATGCCCAATGTATTCATCAAGAATGGTGCAACCAGGCATTACCTCATGACAATTTGCATAGGGGTCCAGGCTCTGGTCAAGCGTCAGGGATTCGTAATAGGCAACACAGTCACCATCCTTGGTGAGTGTCATAGGGATGACATTGGGGTTATTATAAGAAATTGCAGCTTGTACCATGTTGGTTCTCCTTAAAAGTCGTTGGGTATTTGGACCTCCTGTCCATTCCAGGCACCTTCCTGATAGGGCAATAGACGTCCAGTTGTGGGGTTGTATTCAAGGGTGTCCGCAACTCCGACCTTGCCGGTGAGGCGGTTCTTCAGGACTCGCATTATGCGGATGTTTGGCATGTCCCCCTGCTGGTCTCCTTCCAGGCTGATCACAAAGTCGGGGATCTGTTCCAGGGCCGCACTGCCACGAAGGTCTGTGAGGCTAACCTGCCGTCCTTCGTTCCAGGATTTACCCATGCCGGGTCGCTTGAGGTGGCAGATTGCAATGATGCCAACACCTGTTTCCTCAATAACGGTTCTGAGGTTGGTCATCAGCATGTCAAGCTGCTTACGCTCAGACTCCTCGATCTCATTGTTACCGGACACCACGATGGACACATGGTCCACAATGATCCAGTCCATATCCAACCCCCTTACGAGGTACCGAATCTTGGTCAATACGGTCTCGATATCCGAGCTTCCCCAGTGCTGATCAAACGCAATGTTCGGCTGGTTAATAACCCGTTGGTACGACTCTGCAATAAGCTTGTCGTCGGGTCTTCGGATGTGAAGTGGGATGTTGAGGTCAAGGCTGATGATACCTTCAGCGCTTTGCTTGAGGGACTCTTCCCAGGCCATGATGCCCAGGCGTTCCTTATGGTTGGTTAGGATGTCGAACCCCAGCTCCTTAGCCAGAGTAGACTTGCCAATGCCAGACCCTGCTGTCACCAGATAGAGACGCTTCTTGTGCATTCCCAGGGTCATCTCATTGAGGCAACCATAAGGGGTCATGAGTCCCGGCTCAGGTTTCTCCAGGATCATGGACAGAGGGATATCACTACCCAGGACAATGCCATCGGGCCGGTATGGTTTGGCCTTGAAGACACACTCAGGGAGTTCAGCACCACGGTTCTCCAACAGGAGTTCGTTTGCGTCCTTGAACCCATTGTAGGTAGCGATCTTTGCCTTGCCGACCTTGAGGAGCTGGGCACATTGCTTGGCTGCTTTGGTTCCAGGCTCATCGGTATCGAACGCAATGATCACCTGACGGAAGCTCTCGACGAACTTCAGGTTCTGCTTGATGTACTTGGCACCGGACTGAGCACCACTGGGCAGACTTACCACTGGCACCTTCAGGTTCAGGGCCTGGGCGATGGTCAGACAGTCAATCTCACCCTCGGTGATTACCAACAGTTTCCCGCCCGGTTGCCATAGGTGCTGGCCAAACAGTTCCAAATGCTTGGTGGGACCCTTCCAGAAAAAGTCCTTGTCCTTGGTCCGAAAGTGCTGGGCAACATCCTGGCCGTTGGACTGATAGGTCGCCACATGACAACCATCGGCGTAGCCATAGCCGTAACGCTGGCAGATTTTCTTCAGGATCTTCCGGGCGGTGAGAGGCTTGATGGCAGGTTTCAGGAGGGGACCGGAGGGTGTGGGAGGTGTGGGAGGTGTGGGGTCCTTGGCTTCCCAGGCATCATCCACCAGGGAGGTCTTGTCGTACTTCTCGCAGGAATAGCAGTAGCCATGCCCATCAGGGTAGACCGTATAGGCATCAGTGGACGCGCAGTGGGGGCACGCCGTCTTATACTCCGACATGGCCCTCCATCAGCGTACGAATGGTAGTGGCCGAGTTGGACGCACCGAAGGCACACTCGTCACAGTTGGCAGTGTTGCAGTGGGGGCCAGTACGGTCACCAAAGAAGATCGCGCAAAGGCTACGATTCAGGTGGGTCGAAACGGGAACCTCCGGCAGTACCAGATGACGGGTCAGGGTGACCTCCTTGGTGATGGTAGCCAGGGGAAGGACCTCATGGAAGTTCGTGGGGTCCAACAGGCAGGTATCACAATGCCCATCACAGTTGGTGAGCCGACGGCCAGGGCAGCAGTAGCCACGCTTTGCGGCTTCTCGGATGGTAGGCATCTTGAGAGTCTTGGTGGTTGTCTCAGTGACCTTGATGGTAGGTACCGTGGAGAGCTTGTAGTCATCGAGGCCGGGGATCTCGCAGGGAGCACACAGGGTGGCACGCTCGATTCCCTTGGTGGTCATCTTGAAGGTGTGGTGACCGGTGGCATTACGCCCAACCGTCATGAAACCTCGGTTCACTGCCAGACACAGCACCCGGCGCAGTCTCTTGGGGGTGGTACGAAGGGTGGTGGCAAACCTGACGGCGTTGTACTGGGTATCCTTACCGGCACCCTTGATGAAGGTGCTCTGAACCTCCCGGTTATTCAGATAAGCGGCACGGTAGATGCCCCAGATGTTGTTAATGGTAGATGCAGGAAGAACGATGTTATGCTGGTTTGATCTTTTCATAGGTGTCTTCTCCTTGAATTGGACGTAGAGGTTATCACTTCTCCTGCATGGTCAGACGGGTAGGTGCCGCCGGGACCTCAAGAGGTTCAAGCTTCAGGTAGTTAAGCAGGGCATCCTGGGTCTCCTTCAATGCGCCAACCCTCTCCTCCAGTTGCCAGATCTCCTGGCGGTGTCTTTTCTCCCGCTCCTTGTTGAGTACGGACTCGGAACGGCTCGACTCCCGGTCCTTTGCCCGGTTCCTCTCCCAGACCCTCCGGTACCCCTCCCGGTACCCCTTCTCACATTTCAACATATTGATCTCAGCCTCCAGGTGGGTGATACCAAGTTTTCTTTTGATCCACCCCATCATGCTGCTGCCCTCCCCAGGAACCTGCGGGTGATCGTTCCCCAGGCCTTGTATGCAGGACCAGTGGTTTTGGGGATGGGACGGCGGTAGGTTCCACCAATGACAACCCTTTGCCACTGACCGATGATAGGCTGACCATTCTTGTCACGGGTGGGGATCAATGCAGCACTGATCCAGATGTGCTTACCCTTCAGGTGCTCCTTGGTGCGCTTACATTCGTCGGAGAGTCGTTTGTGATACTTGTTGATGGTCTCGGTATGACGTCGTGCAAGGTTTGACATAGGTGGTCTCCTGTATGTATGGTCCCCATTTATGGAGGGCTTAGGAATGAATAATGGATGGTTGATTCTTGGAGAAATTGTAGGCTTGATCATGGGTGTTCTGGTGCTTGGACAGAGGGAAGATAGGGGTGCGGCAATCACCTTTAGCCTTGGCTGGCTGCTTGTTTATCCATTTGTTGCGCCCTGGCTGCTCAAGCACTTGGGTTAAAAGTGAATATAATATGAACGGAAGGACCAGAGGTAGGGGGGTAGCTCCCTGGTCCTTCCGGCACTATCGTTCCTGGAGCCACTCTTCGGGTATGAACTTGTCGGCCCACTTGAAGCCGTTGCGTTCTGCCCACTGAGCACAGGACTGTTTTGCGTTAGGGTTAATCTTGAGAGCTGGGTTCTGGAAGACGAACCGGACGTCAGCATCGGGGTTACAATCACGTACCCACAGGGCCTTCTTCCGATCATCTGCACTGAACAGACCCTTTGCTTCGACCAGGATGGTCCGTCCCCCATTGGTCATGACAACGAAGTCAGGGGTATATCGCTTGGTCTCAGCAGGGACCATGTACGCCAGGCTTACGGTCTCGTATTCAAAGGGGATCTTGCGGTGGGCAAGGTTCTCAGCAAGGTGCTTCTCGAACAAACTTCGGTAGGGGGCCATTGCAGCCCGTTGTTTAGCGGTCGGGTAATAATACCGGTGAGGAAACGCCAAACTTAGAAGTCGTCGCGCTCATCAGCATTACGGGCAGGGGTAGCCCCACCTTCGTCACCCTCATTGTCCCACCCAGCGCCACCACCTTCGAACTGCTTGATGTCGATGAACTGGACACTCACAATACGGCAGGACACCCCGGCATTCCCGGCAGCACTGTTGTAGAACTGAAAAGGTTCAAACTCGACACGCAGGACCGTCCCACTCATGGGGTTGCCAATCTTGGCCTCCATCTGGTCATCCTGAATGCGCTTGCCGAAACGGTCGTACCTAAAGATGTTGATGGTCTTGAGTTCCCCGGTGTTCTTGTCGGAGTACTCGGCGGCTCGCTTGAAGTGAAACAGCAGGTTGCCGGTCAGCTCGTCGTTCTCGTCGTACTCCTCTTCATAGGGGTAATACTTGGCACACTCCTTCTTGGCTTTACCTTTGAGCTTGGACATCTCGGCTTCGAAGGCTTCATCCACCAGACTATCAATCTGCTCCTTGAGGGTCGCACACGCATCGGAGTCCTCATGAAGCCTGAGGGTGGTCTTCCAGGACTTCTTGCCTTTAAATTCATCGGGGGCCGTGAGATAGGGGTAAAGGGCCTCTGCCTTAGGGGTCTTGAATCGGGGTGCTCTTTCTTTCTTTGCCAAAATAATGTCTCCTTAGATGGTAGGGTTAATAAAGATGTCTACCGGCGCGAGGCCATTCTCAAAGTGGTCCCAAAGTTGCGCCGGACTGATACGTGCGTCATCAAGCTGCATCCATGTGGTCAGACGCATCTCGCCCTTCCCCGTCATGTACTGGGTGTGGGCCTCTTCGATGAGACACTGTGTCTCGGGGGTAATGTGATTGCCTCCTGATTGATTAAGGGTGGACGTTCATTCTCCTACTATGCAGGGACATGGGGTCACTACACAGTGACAGCGGTCGAGGGTTCCCACACAAAAAGCCCCAGACAGACACAACGGTCCACCCAGGGCTTACGTTTGGTGGCACAACCCATCTATTGATATTGTCTGTCGATTGGTAGAGCATTAGGCAAAAGAATACACCGCTCCCTCCATAGACTTCGGGTCCCAGGAACCGGGCATCGGGCGAGGTGGGACTAAAGCGAAGAGTTCATCAGGTAGCTGCTCTCGGATATCCTCCAGGAACCGGGCCACGTGATCAACCTCATACTGGTGCTGGAACGTCCCCCGTAAGGTTCGTGACAAGGAGGCAGCATCGCAGGCATGGGTCCCAAAACTATCATGGATCACCACAATGCTATGGCCAACAACTGCCAGGAACTCATTAATGGCTGTCCTTAGGTGACATGCATCCATACCATGCGTCCAGTTGGGGGTCATACCATTCTTGATACCAGTGGTGTCAATCTTCGCAGGGCTGGGGGTCTGGACTCTGGGCTGGTACCGTATCTCACCCCAATAGGTATCCACCCTCTTCTTGGTCATGGTGCGATACGTCTGGTAAACCTTAACGTCATCAGGGGTGCGCCACCACATGGGAATGTCAGCCTTACCAAAGATCGTAGCTACAGCCTGGAACCAAGCCATAAGCTCGGAGCCTTTGACAATCACAGCGTGCATAGCCGCTACGATCTGGTTCTTCATGTAGGTACAAGCATCCCATCGCTGGTCAGCCGCCACCTTTATAAAAGGCTTCCCTTTGTCCTCGTACTTCTGGAGGAGTTCCATAAGCTGCTCGGTGTAGGTCCGGTTGGTGGCCCCATAGACAAACGTCATGACAGCACTCTTGGTGACCTTCCGGGTGATCTTACCATTCCACATCTTGGCGAACTTATCCCCAGCCTCAGCATCCCCAGCTACCAGGGGTGCCACCACTTCAGCGACTCGGCGATACACATCCTCAGGACTAACACTTGCAGTCAGGTTCACGTAGACCGCACAGATCTCATCACGCAAGGCTCCACTCATATGCTGGAGACCACTACAAGAGCCATCAAGAGCCACCGGAATGTGACTCACAAAGTCCAGGGACATTCCCTCCTTCACGTACTGAGCGAACTCCATGCACCACGCCAGGAACTGAAGGGGCTTATCAGCAGTCAGCCAGAACCCCTGACCATCCATAGGTCGAAGCCCACTGTCCACAATCTCCTGAGCATGGCGGTCCACCCAATCGACCCTCTCCTTGAACGCCAGCTTGTCCACAGCCAGACTGATGTCGGGGGTCTCTTCAGCATAGCACCCTGCCCCATGTATCTTCCACCAACCAAGCCCTTCTCTGTCGATCAGTAGTTTACCAGTCGCAAAGCGAAGCACAGCCTTCCCAGAGTCATTAGCCTGGGGGGACACATGTGTCTGCATTGCGTTGATACGTCCGCGCCAGTCAGCCTTATAACAGAACCAAATGGCCCTCTCATCCCGGATCTTGTCGGCAATCATTAGTTGCTTGAGCCAGCCCGACCTCTTGGTCACACTTCGTGCCCAGTTGTCGTGACGGTTCTTGAGGTTCCGCATGACCTTTTTATATGCATCAGGGTTCGCCTCCTTATATATCTCCCGCTCCTTGTCGTCGGACCAGGGGGTCACGAAGTCAGTGAACATGCACTTCTTATCCATGACGGGAGTCCCGGCCAGTCCATTCTTGAGGTCGTTGATCTGGTGCATGATGTCCAGGATAGGCTTATTGATAGCCCAGGGAACTTGCTGGAGGGCATTGATGGCCTGGGTCAGTGGGTCCAGGTTCTCCAACAGACCGTCCTGCTTTGTGCATTTATGGCTACGGCTGACCATCTTGTAGCGGCTCATGATCTCCTGGGACAGATACCCACCACCCTTCATATCCTCCCAGTCACCAGGGGGTACGATCATGGGAAAGTGGATAGGCTGACACACCTCATGGTATGCATGGGCATCATCCATCATAGTGAGAAGCTCTGGGTTGACGACCAGCACCTTAGGTCCTGCCTCCTTCTTACGCTTTGGGGGTAACTCAATCCGCTCGGCTATGCCTGTTGTGTGAACCAGGAGGTCCAGCAACTTATGACCTACATCTCGCCGGATGTTCTTGGGCCACTCGACAAAGGTGGTCTGTTCATCACGATTGGCTATGACCTTGATGGCAGTACGGGCATGAGCAGCCCCAGCTAACCGTGTGTATCGCTTGAGGTTCTTGTAATACTTTGGGTCATGGTTAACGAAGCGCTTGAAGTAGACGTGCTCATTGATGGCGGTACCAATGTTGACAGCAAGGTTGGTCAGCATGATCTCCTTGAGGTGGAGATGGTTGATGAAGACCTTGAGGGTAATGAAGGCCAGCTCAATAGGGTCCTGGTCCATAATATACTTGCGGATCTTATACCCAGTCCCTACGTTTCGGGGAACCGTCATGAAGTCAACAAGGCCCTTAGTGTCCCCATTACCCCTGAGCAGGAGGTCCATATAGCGAGTCAGTGTGGTGTGCTCAGGCATGAACCCCTCACACCCCTCCTTCTTGTCACGGGCCTTGGCGAGGGCTTCTCGGTATGCTTTGGCACCCAAGTCTACACCCAGGTTTTCCAGTTCGATTTGACGTTGAATCTGTTCTTCCGGATTGATCTTGGCCTGCAT